TTTTACCATCTGCTCCTTTGTCGGTTTTCCATTCGGACCAAAAGTGTGTAGCCACATCTGGCGATATAGCGTGTCGTTTCTCATCCTCCCATCGTTTCTCATGAATGACCGACTTAAATCCCCTGAATCCCTGTGTGACCGTGTTGTAGCGGTAGCCCAGGGTTGCCCCAAAGAAGAGTCTTTCTCTTTTGTGCGGTGCGCCGACGCTACAAGCTGGGAGTACGGCAAACCCGACGGCGTAGTCTTCTCCTTCCAGGTGAGTTTGTAAATCGCACATCCACGATTTTGCAATTGCTGGCGCAACCTGCTCCCCAAAGAGGACTGGAGGGTGGCACTCGCTGATGAGGTCGAGGAAGACTGGCGCGAGGTGTCTCGGGTCGAACTGTCCGAGTTGTTTTCCTGCCGCGCTAAACGGTTGGCAAGGCGGGCTTCCCGTCCAGAGAGGCGTATCTTCCGAAACTCCCGCAAGTCTGAGCGCGAGAGGCCAGCCGCCGATACCAGCGAAAAAATGACACTGGGTGAATCCGTCAAGGTCTTCTGGTCTAATTTCGGTAATGCTTCTTTCATCTACAACTCCAAAGGGTATTTGACCCTGTTTTATTAATTCACGCAGCCACGCGGCGGCGCCTTTATCCCATTCATTGTAATAGTTCATTTCGCCACCAGAACTAACTCTTTACGCCCGAACGCCGTAACGTTACCCGTTACATCTTCGATAACCAGTTTCCCGTTCGACTCGACGAACACCGTATCAACGGCAACAGGACGACGTGTCTTAACGTTGAAAATCATGTCACCCGGTACGATGTCACGTGCTGGTTTGCGGTCATATTCGTGTTTCATTTCTCAATTCCTTATAGTTAAGGCCCCGAAGGGCCTGTATTAGTTAGATAATTCGGCTTGAACTTGCTTAATAAGTTCTCCAGCCGTTGTGAAATCTACAGACAGCCCTTTAGCGACGTCTTCCGCAAGCACCTTGCGGCCAACTGACCCGAAACCGAGAATACGGTTTACTTCCGAAACCTTCATAGACCATGAGTAATTAGCTGACGCTCCTGTGTATTTACAGATACGAACAGATGAATCGATTGAACCCATAACCATGGTGTTTACTGACAGTTGAAGTTCGATAGCCATTTTATAATTCCTTATATTGTTGGGGTATGTGCTTACTATAATAGTTCGCTATTAGGGTGTCAACCTGTTTTATCGAACCAACGACAAAAACATTTGCACCGCGTTTACGCATACGCTCATGCTCTCGTAACTGGTGGGGGTCTGGCTTCGTGTTTTCGTCTTTCTTAACCTCGACGAACCAGACGATGCTGTAGGGGAGAATTACCAGCAGGTCAGGAGCGCCCACTCTATTTTCGTAGGAAAGTTTACGAACGAGGCCCCCCAGGGCCTCGAATCGCTCTTTTGCGTATTTCTGCACGCGCCCCTCAGGCGTACTCATAATACACACCCCTCACGTTTCGTATGTTCAATCCCGCAGCGCGGACAGATTCGACAGTCTTCTTCGTAGAACCAATAAATTTTCACTCCATCACCCACAGATAAATTGCGATGAACATGCCCAATACAGCAACCATCATGCTGTATTGACTCTCGTGACAGTAGACACCGGCGGCGAATCCCGCCAGTACCGCAATAATCAGTTTACTTGGCATAGCGTTTTAACTCCTGACCTTCTGCTACAAGAGGGAACCCTTCAGCCCACTCAGGCAACGCGCACATTAATTTTTCCAGTTCAGCCACCGTGTACTCGGGGGTGTCCGGAGTTTCACATACCAGTTCATCGTGTACCGAAAGCACGATGGGGTACCCGCCGCCCTCAACATTAATCATCGCATATGCGAGTAAATCACGGCACAGCGCCTGAACAATGTTTTCGCAGGCTTTGCCGCCGTGGGTGTACAGGGTAGTCCATTGACGGGTTAACTGGTTTTCGCCCTGATACTTGATTCGCACATTCGTATTCACCCGTCCATCTTCATCTGTTTCCTTTGTCACACTAACGCCGATTCCCGGATACGAGAGGACGCGACCTGACGGCAACTCCATGCATAACCACCAACCAGGAACCTTCCTGCCGGATGAATCAAATTCTACCGTACGCCATATGCGGATAGCCCTTCCCCCCTTCCTGCGCAAGTGTGCTCCCGCCCAAAATTCACGACCAGGATTACGAACAGCGGCTAAAATTCCGTCTTTAAGGTCGCGCCAGAACGCTACTGTTTCCGGGTGTGACTCGCGCCACATACGCTTGATTGCGTCGCAGGTACGCCACACCTTCTTGTCCAGAATATACGACGGTCGGTCGTCCTTTTCACCAGGATGTGGTGGTCGCTTTGCTTCCTGGATACGCGCCCATTCATAACCACGTGCAGTAGCCGCCCATATATGATCAGGGAAAGTCCCGTCCATTGTTTTTGCCATCTCAATAAGGTCAAGACCTAAATTTTTAGCGAACGTAACGAACGCTCCGACGCCCCCCTCGTAGCCGAGGCCAAGCTCGCAGGCCTTGCCTATCTGTCTGATTTCCTTGAAGTTTTTCTTAATATCATCTGGGTCCATGCCGAACATCTTACCCGCGGTTACACAGTAAATATCAAGGCCGGCGCGGAACGTATCGAGCGCGGTTTCTTCACCGGCTAGCCACGCTAAACCGCGACCTTCGACGTTAGAATAATCGGCAACAACAAACTTATGTCCTGCTTCCGGTATGATGCAGCTACGCACTGTCGACGCCGTTAGCTTGGCTACGTCGAAACGGCGATGAGCACGACCCTTAAGTAACGCAGAAATGCCTTTATCCAGTTCATCATCGTGATAGTAACCGCGCGCCAGGTTCTGTGGCTGGAAGCCTTTACCTGCCCATCGCAGGGTACGTTTTGCTCCGCCGTACTGTAAGCAACCGCGGCGTCGGTCGTCCGAAGAGCGACCCAACAGCAGCGGGTTATATTTCGTTGATGCGGTGGACGCAGCCCCGAGGCGCATTTCGATAATCGCGCGGGCGTCGTCCGGTAAATCGTCGTTGGCAAGCAGGTCGTTAAGCGTTGACTTCTGCGCGTTGTGGATTCGGTGTGCTGGTGCGAGTTCCCGCAAAATAGGCAGAAAGTCCTTTCCAGTAAGCGAGCCGCCGTATTTGCGCTGTGCTTCTTCCTGTAACTGCGCTTTGTGTTTCTCCACGGCTTCAATCGCGGCTTCCGCCAGTGCGACGTCAACCTTAAAGCCTCGGTCGTTGATTAACTGGTCCAGTTCCAGCACACGGTCCTCAAACTCGGAGTTACCCCAACGCGGCAGCTTATGGAAGACTTCACGCATTGCGGTGATGTCGCTAACGGCGTACTTGATGAACAGCGCCCACTCGTCTGGGTGCGTTTCTGCGGTGTAACGGCGGATTTTGTAGTTCTTCGGTGTTGGTTTAGAGAAACGCTGAATCAGCGCCTTACCGCGTTTGTCTTTTGCATTGTCCGCGGATACGCCAAGCACTTCGCACAAGGCATCAAGAGAACCCGGCAGCGCGTGACGAAACGCCCAAATCATCGTATCAATGGTGTTGCTCACCGGAATATCAAAGTCCCAACAGTGCTTCATGATGAGCCTGTCGAACATTGATCCGTTGTGCCACACCATCTTGATACGGCTGTTCGGCTTAACCAGGCGGCGTAGAGCGCGGTGCAAATCCCCCGGCATGTCGCTGCCATCGGTGCAATCCCACACCTGCACAGGCTCGTCATCGAAAGCATAGGTACAGATTAGCACTTCGGTAGTTGGGTGTTCTGCGTAAGCATAGGAACCGACTTTCTTTAAATCGGCTTCGGAGAATGTTTCAAAGTCCAGGTATAAGTAGCTCATTTCTTTTTCCTTAAATCCAGTGCCTTCGTTTCACTTAATCTTATTTTCATACAATCACGGCAAATCCACACATGCCTGTACCCGGCCCGGTACTCATCTGCGTACCACGGAAGCGGTTTCATATAGCGGTATACGTGCTTACAGAAAATCATTATTTTCGACCCTTAGTAAAAAGGCCCAATGAAGGGCCTTAGTTAAATTGATTCAGATATTAACGGCGACGACGTTCACGGCGTGGTGCTCCATCTTCTTCGTCGTCTTCCAGGTCGTCGACACTTGCGGCGACTTTAGAGCCGCCGAACGCTTTACCTTCGCCGACGTATTTAATGGCCAGCAGGTTAACGCCGAGAACTTTGTATTTCTGGCTAAACCAGATTTCAACGCTTACGTTGGCAACACAGCCACTGTAAACCTGTTCGCCTTCAATCTGTTCTCCGTCTACATTAAAGTCCTGCTCTACCTGAGTCTCACCTTTTTTAGAGGTTACAATCAGTGGCTGTTTCTGTGCCTTCGCTTTGAAGTAGAATCCTTCCGGGAAATCTTCAAACGGATTGTCGCGCTCAGCAATATCTTTAATCGCACATTTATCCATGTGCTTACCCTCGCCGTAGTTGGATTTCATCCATTTCTCGGCAGCGGCTGCGCCTAACGCTTCTTCAACTACGGCGTAAACAGTGTCGTAGAGCGCATCGATTTGAGCATGGTCAGACGGCAGGATAATAGTCGCGCTGTACTGGCCTTTAGTGATTGAGCCATCATCGTTTTCACGGTCTTTTTCGCGTTCGAATACGTTAACCCATGCAGTGTTTACTTTACGCAGATTCAGTTTCAGTCCCATTTGATTTCTCGCTTTTAAGTTTACTCCGGGAGCTGCCCGGCCAGTGATTAGAACTATAATAGCTAACTATTCAGGTGTCAACGCTTAATTTTAGAAACTTTCTCACACCAAAGAAAATAGCGCTCGATTGACTCACTATCGCGAAGTTTACGGTCTACCCACGCGATAGACGAAGTGAACGCGCCTATTACTATAAAAGGAGAAACAAGCGCCCAATACTTAATTTTACGAATCATTCTAAATCCTCCTCTGTTACCTGATTCCACTCAGGCCGTTTGTCGTCTGCCGCTGCAACACATGGTGCCCCCGGCTTGCGTGTGATAAATGGCTCAAGCGCAGCCATCTCGTCCGCCGACAGAACTTTGGCGGCTTCTGTTGGTGACATCAAAACCTCTTTTTTGAGGATATCGCCGTGTGAAACTTCAATCGCGTCCGCGTCTTTCCACGCACGATTACCAGGGCGACCCTCAACCAGCTTGTACCCCGGCACTTTCTTGCCGGAATGCAACGCGGCAGACATCGCTTTCTCAACCTTGTCGATGTGCTGGCGCAACAGCGGCAGCGTCTCATACTCAGTTACGAGTTGCTCCGGTGTCAGTTCCGGCGCAAAGTCGTCTTCAAGTTCTTCCGCCAGCACCGCGTTAACGGTTTTTGTACGCGCAGCACACTGTTCAGAGAACCGGCACCACTGACAACCACCGACAGACGGCCTGAAGTCAGACGCTTTCAGATTCTTCTTGCCACGGAAATACGCATCAAGAGCCAACAGTGCACGTTTCTGCGCAAACTTAGCGAACAGTTCCAGACCTTCAACCGAGATGTCCCACTCCGACGCACCGCCAGCATACGGCTGGAAGATGACCAGACGAACCACGGTGATGTTATAACGCCTCTTTAGTCGGCGATAAACACCGAGAGCGTAAAGCATAAGCTGCTTGTTTTCTTTCGCTTCGACACGATGCCGCCCGGTTTTCAGGTCGCCGACGGTAAGCATGTGCTCGTCAGTGTTAGCCAATTCCTGAACGGCAACAAGGTCAGCGGTTCCGAACGTCTCAACGCCTTCGTA